TGCTGCTGGGCGGCATTGGCGCCCTTGGCGAAGCTCTCCACGTATTTGAGGTGGGCTTTGGCCGCCTCTTCGGATGCTTTGGCCTGGGCCTTGGTGGCGTCGGCCTGATCCTTGGCGATGGCAACAGCAAAGGGCTGCTTTTTGATCAGCGCCTCGACGGCCTGCACATACTGCTGCTCGGTGATGACGCCAGCCGCGCGCTGCTTTTGGTAGTTCGCCAGTTCGTTGTAATAGGTGGACGAAACGCCCGCCAGATCAGCAAAGACGCGCAGCTGGTCGCGTAGCTCTTTGTTCTCGCCAGCCGTGCCGCCCTTCTTGGCGTAGCTCTCGCGGATCTGGGCCAGACGCTGCTCGATTTCCGCCTGCGTCTTGCCAGCCTCGGCCCCTTGCACGCGCGCGGCGGCAAGTTCGCGCTCAAGCTTGGCCTTGTCGGTCAGGAACTTCTCGCCCGCCTTATCGAAGGCTGCGGTGGCTTTCACTTGTTCGCCGCGCTTGCGCTCTTCCTCGGCTGCAACGCGGCTCTGGTTGGCGACTCCTTCCAGTGCGGCCGCCTGAGCCTGCAGTGCGGACAGCTCAGCCTTGAGGCGCTCGGTTGCGGCTTGGCTCGGTCGTCCAAACGCAGCACCGCCACCGTTTGCGCCAAACCCACCGTTTGCAAGCTGATTTTCTCGATCAGCGATTTGCTTGCGCACGGCCGCCAGCTGGTCCACATTGGTATAGGCGCGGCCCACGTTCAGGATGGCATCCCATGCGCTCTTGGCTGCGTCCTTGACTGCCAGCCACCCACGTTCCACCGTGCCGAGGTTGCGCTCCATCTCTCCAGCGCGACCGGACAGCGTGTCAGCGAATGCACGCTGGGCGACGTTCGCCGCCTCGGCGGTCTTGCCCTGCTCTTCCAGGCTCTTGATCTGCTTGTACGTGCTGTCCGTCAGGAAATTCATCCCGTCGTTCAGCTTCAGCACGGCCGCCAGCGGCTCATTGCGCAGAGAGGCGAATTGCTCTGCCGTCTTTTCCACAGCCTGGCCGGTAGCGCGCTCGTACTGCACGGCAGCCTGGGCGGCCTCTTTCAGAGACTCCGCGCCGATCTTCCCGGTGGACGCGAGCGCAGCCAGAGACTCTGCCGCCTTGCCCTGCGTGCCCACCACGGCACTGATTTCTTGGGCATAGGCCTTGAGCTGGGCCGCATTGGTTCCTGCGGCATTGCCGGTGGTGATCAGCGCCTTGTTGTAGGCGTCAGCCTCTGCGCTGCCCTGCTTGTAGGCCAGCGCCAGCGCAACCCCAGCGGCTGCGGCCACCGTGAACGGGTTGATCAGCCCCACCACGTACCCGCCGAGGGCGCGCGCTGCGTTGCCAGCCCCTCCGAACATATCCTTGAGCTGGCCGCCTTGCTGCAGGAACACGGTGAGCGGCGCTTGCCCGCCCTGCAGACTGGTCACGATGTCGGTGAACTGGGCAGGTACGCCACGCAATGCGGCGGCCGTCTGGGCTGCGCTGATGCCCATTTTGTCGAGCGATCCAGTCGCAGCGCGCTGGGCCTGCAGTGCCTGGGCTTCAAGTTCGCGCAGCTTCTTCAGTGCAGGCTCGAACTTGGCAGCGTCCAGGCCCTTGTCTGCAATGTTGAACTCAAGGCGCTGCGAGGCGGTCTTGCCCAGCAGCTCCAGTTCGTTCGTGGCGCGCTTGATCGATGCGGAGATGCGGCTCTCTGCGCGGGTGAACTTCTCCGCGCTGGCGCCCGCTCCGTCACCGATCTTGTCAACGGCCTGACCCGCCTTGGTCGCAGACGTGGCTACCTCAGTGGCCATCTGCTGGGCCTTGTCGCCAACACGGTTAAAGGCGCTTTCAGCCTGTTCCGAGTTGACGACTACCTCGCCCTGAATTCGCAGGTCAGATGTCATGGGTGCCCAAATGAAAAAGGCCCGCCAGTGGCGAGCCCATGAATAGGAAAAGCCACCCGCAGGTGGCTATGTTTCGGAGCGGTTTTCGCTCATCTGCTTGAGCGCAGACATTTCCAAGACCCGAAGATCCTCAAACATGTCTGCCCACTGTTCTTCGGTTTTTGCCGCTCTGTCCAGTAGCGGATAGGCGGCCTCGTACCGCAAGCCGGTCGCCCCGCCCATGCCGACAGCCCACTGGGTCTGCAGCGTGCAGAACATCTCAAAGATCGGCCAGTTCTCTGGCCAGACCTCTATGCACTCTTCGTTTTTGCGAGCAGCAAGGGCCGCAAGGAAGGGGTTTCCAGAGACATCCTCTTCCTTGGCATAGAGCGCGGCCCCAGCCGTTTTCAGTTTCCCAGGCGGCCCTCGGTGACGGCGATGCGGTAGGACTCGATGATCGCGGCGGCCGCGCCTGGGAGCTCGTCGGCCAGTTCTTGCACCGACTGCTTCGTCAGTTCTACATCCAGGTTCCAGCCTTCCAGGATCTGCAGGATGTAGTCCGCACCCGCGTCCACCGACTTCTCCAGGTAGTCGGCCAGGCTGAACGGCTTGGCCTCGGCGTCATCGGCCTTTGCTTCGCTGGCCTTTTCGGCGGCGCGCGCAGCTTCGGTGATGCCGTCGATGAATTCGCCGTATTCCTTCTTGGTGCGGTACTTGAACACGCATTCCACGGTGCCCGTGGTGCCGTCCAGCATCTGCACGGAGATGGTCTTCTTGAAGTTCTTGGGGCGCTTGCCCAGGATGATCTTGGCCATGGTGTTTTGTCTTTCGCGGGGTTACAAATGCCCGTGCGCAAGCTGCCGCTTCCCCGCGAAAGGAAGACAGCAGCCTGCGTCGGTGCTAGGGTGGCTTGCGCCGGGGATCAGTAGGAGATGGAGCGACCGATGACGGTGATCGCTGCGTCAACCGAGTTGACTTGGTTGCTGTTCAGCTTCGGCATCTCGGACACACTCATGTAGCCGTAGCCGTAAGTCACAGCGCCGCCGCTGATGACCTGCTTGAAGGCCACCTTGGACAGGTTGCGAGAAATACCCACCATGGCGATGTAGTTCGCATTGGCCGCATCGTGGGCCAGGGACATGGTGATGCTGGTGGCGTTGAAGCCAGTGGGAATGCGCAGGCTGTTGCGCTTTGCCAGCAGCTGCACATCGGTGAAACGCGCGTCGCCGCCGGAGCCGCTGATAGTCAGCACCTGCGGGATTGCAGTCCAGCCGCTGATTTTTTGCGCCGTGCCAGCACCAGTACCAACGGGGTAGAAGCCGGTGTTGGTGGTGTCCAGGCCTTGAATGCTGAACGTGTCGGCAGTCAGCACCGTGATCTTGTAAACGCTGTCCGTCGCGTCTTCCCATCCCGATGTGAGCAGGATTTCATCATTGGTGGCGTAACCATGAGCCACGCTGGTAGCAACTGCCGGATTGGCATTGCTCATGGCGGTGATGGTCTTTGCGGCTGCAAAGGTTTGGGAAAACTGCTGTGCAGAACCTTCGGGGAAGTAGAGTGCCATGGTGGGCCTTTCAGAAATGAAAAAACCCGCCGAAGCGGGTCTGGTTGCGCCCTATCCGGGCAACGAAAAAAGCCCCGCCGAATTGCTCCGGTGGGGCTTTGCTTGGGTGGCTTGCGCCTAATTCAGTGGTCTATCTGGCAGACCATATTTCAAAGCGCTGCAACGCGCCATAAATGAGCGTGTCCAGCTCGTAGGTCGATATCGGCTCTCCTGTCGGCTTGCACACGAATGCCGCCGACGCGCGCATGGCGTCCTCGATCTGCCGCACCAGTTGCAGCGCCTGTAGCCGGGTGCCGCTGTAAACGCTGATCTGCATGAGCGTGTTGCGCTTGTCGCCGGTGGTGTTGTCCAGGAAGCTCAGGGACTCGCCGCCCAGCCCCTGCCATGTCACGTAGGGCAGCGCGGTGCCCGATGGGGCCACGTCCGGGAACACGCGCGGGCAGATGGCCTTGAGCAGCGTGTTCAGGTCGGCTTCCATCATTTGTTCACCTCTTCGATGTAGCGGGCCTTGATGGCTTCGCGCACCTGGGCGCGGGTTTCAATCACCGATCGGGCGATGAACGACTTCGCCCCGCGCTTGCTGTTGCCCCACTCATAGACGTATCCATAAGGAGCTTTGTCCTTGTTCCAGCTGATGTGGTACGTGCTCACATCTTTGTAGCTGTTGGACTTGCTGAAAACCTGGTACACGCTGTCACGCAAGTTCCCCGGCGCATACGGGCCGTATTTCTTGCCGCGAATGTGGAAGTAGTGCATCTCGTCGGAGACCGGCGCATTGATGCGGGCGCGCTCATAGATGATTTGCGCCCCCGCTTGCGCTGCGGGCCGGGTGGCCGCGTGGAGCTTGTCCACGGTGGCGCGCAGCTGCTCTTTGAACTGCCCGATGTTCATGCGGATGGCCATGCCCATTTACGCCACCACTTCACAAACCAAGTCCACGAACTCCCGCCCACCAACATCCGGCATCACCGCCGTGATGTTGTACGCCGTCAAGTTGTGCACTACGCGCATTCCTGCATTCACCCCTGCCCGGTAGCGGATGCGAATGGATGCCTGAACCACCGACACAGACGCGCCCGCCTTGATGCTTTCCAGGCCCGATTTCATGCGAATGTCGCCCCACACTATGGCAACGTCCGTCCATCCGGGGATGGGCTGGCCTAGCGCGTCGGTGGCAGTGCCCGGTTGTTGCAAAGTGCAGCGGCGATTGAGGCGACCGGCTTGCATCAGGCGTACACCTTGTAAGGCTGTAGCAAGTGGTCAGCGCCGTTAGGCAGCGCGGACACAGACGCGCCCACCACGGCGTCCTCACGATGGGCATACAGATGGCCCACGGTCAGCAGCACGGCGGCCTTGATCTGGTCATTTACCAGGATGCCGTCGAACACTTGGCGGTAAGCCACCAGAGCGCGCATGTAGGCCGTTTCTGCGACCTGAAGCGCTGCGGCCTGTTCGTCTGCGTTGGCCAGTGCTTCTGCAGCTGCGACGGCAGCCTCTTTTGCGGCAGTGGCGGCAGTGAGCGCAGCCGGGGCGGCAGTCATCGCAGCCTGCAACGCGGTGTTGTCGGCGTACACGCCCCTGTCCATCGCCTTGATGGCGGCCTGCTCGGCGGCGTTGATGTAGATGCCGATCAGGGCGTCTTCATCGGTGCCATCGGTAGCGCGCAGATGGAGCTTGGCCTCGGCCAACGTCACGAAGCTCATTACAGGCTTTCAGCGTAGGCGACGGCTTCGGGGTTCGCGTCAACCTGGCCGGATGCCAGTGCCTGGGCAAGTTCTTCGCCTTCCAGCTCGATCACGTCATCAGGCTTGCCGAACGCGCCTTCGACCAGCACGCGCAGTTTGGTGGCGCCGGTTTGTTTTTTGGTTGCCATGGTTGTTCCTTTGGGAATCGCAATGAAAAAGCCGCCAGGGCGAACCGGGCGGCTTTTGCTTGGGACTGCTATGTCTATTGCCTTGCGGCGGAGCGCTTTAGCGAAGGTGAGAACGATCTCGTCCGACCATTCGGACTTGCACATGTTGTATATCCAGCAGACTACCCGGCAGTTGTCCTTCGTGTAGCCCTTCTTGCAATCCAACCGGTCAACCGAAGGGCTCCAAGGATGGAACCTGAAGTTTGCTTCGCGCCCAAGATCTAACTTGATCCCGGTAACGCTACATTCGCCGAGAGTTAGCGCGTCAGCGATCCACTCTCGGGTCAGATCAAACTCCAGCCCCTTCTTCGCTGCGCGGATTCGTATCCACGCCAACATCCGGCCAGACCTGGCCCACACATCCGAGTTTTCCTTGGCGCGCTGTGTGGCTCGATAGCCTTCCCAGCGATCCTTGTGCTCTGCGTAAAAGCGGCTGAGGTAGTCCGACCGCTTCTCTGCGCCCTCTTTCGTCTTCAGGCGCTCCCGCTGCATGTCCATATATTTTTGGGCATTGCGCGCGTAGTGCGCCTTTCCCTTTGCCGAATTGCAGGCCCGGCACATGTACGAATTTGACTTCGCCATGCCCTCGGTCCAGTTTTCGCCAATCGTCAGCGCGACTCCGCAGCGGTTGCAACTTTTCCCAGTTTTCATATCGGCGGCCCCATTGGTTGATGCCGCCGATTGTACTGTGAATGTTTACGCTTCAGGTGGCGCTATTTACATAACATTTCACGGCGGCGGTATCCAGCAAGTTGGAGCCGGTGCGCATCCAGCCGCAGAAACCGACTTGACCATTCAATGCGAAGGCGGAGTCATCGAAGCGGCGCATGCTGGTCGAACCAGCCACGTCGCGGATGACGAACTGCGAGAAGTCGCCGAACGCGATGGACTTGGCATTCGCGGCCATGGCTGCAACGTCTTCGTTCACGGTGTAGGGATAGCCGCAGATGGTCGAAGGCGTGCCGCCGCTGATGCTCTCGTTATCGCCTGGGTTCCAGATCGGACGGCCGGTCGTGTCCTTCAGCTTGCGGATCACGGCAACCGATGTGTCGCGCAGCATGAAACGGGCGCCGCGCGAGCGGTAGGCGCTGTTCACGCTGTGGATCAGGTCGATCAGGTCGTCATAGGTCACGGTCAGGGTTTGGCCGGTGGCGCCGGTCTTGCCGGTGGCGGCGCGGGCCATCACGCCGAATGGCTGGCTGGAACCCGTACCGGTGGTGTAGTGCTGGTTCGTGATACGGCCCAGACGCTGCGCCAGGCGGTTGACCACGAACTGCACCACGTCGATGGCGCTGTCCTGGATCAACTCCACGGGCAGGGCGATCTTCTTGGAGCTGTACTTGTAGGGGTTCACAGCCACCGTGCCGAAGGTGATGTCGGCGCCCGTAGCGGCAGCGTTTTCCGCCACGATTTCACCCACTTCAGAGGTGCCGTCGCTGGTGGGCCAGTTCAGGGCGTTGCCGCCTGCGGTGGTGATGACCTGGGCAACTTCGCGCATGCCGCCGTAGGCCTTGAGCGAGTCCACCACCATGGAGGCGATCTCGGCGGGAACGGCGTAGCCACCTTCTGCCGGTGTCGTGGTGCTCATGGCGTTGCGGATGGCCACGGCCTGCTCGGCGGTAACGTTGTTCCCGTGGCGCAGGTACAGCGCAACAGCGGTCACAGCATCAATGGTGTCGTCGGCGCCCTTCTTGCCACCCTGATGTGCCGCGTTCTCGAAGAACTTCTCGGCGTCCAGGTTGCGCATGCGCTCGATGCTTTTGATCTGGGCCTGTGTGGCTTCGATCTGATCGGCGATGTTGTCGAAGGCGGCTTGCTCTTCCTTCGTCCAGGTCGCAGAGCCCTTTTCGGCCAGCTGGTGGTTGGCGGTTTTTGCGAGGTCGGCAATCTTCTCGCGCAGTGCGGTGATTTCGGTCATAGTGACCCTTTCAAAATGAAAAAACCCGCTCGATGGCGGGTTGGTCAGGGCATCCGGCCCTAGCGGTTTGCTGCGCGAGAAGCGCTATGCAATCTGTGCAAGCCGCAGCCGATTAGCGTTGGCTGCGGACATGAAAAAACCCGCCGCAGCGGGTTCTTTTTGGGTTGATTTATTGCCTCCAGGTGGTGCGGCCTGCATCTTCATCGGCTTCATCGGCTTCTTCTTGTTGTCGACCGCAGTCTCGCCAGCAGAACCGAGCCACGTTTGTATGAGCGCGATCTCGCCGGCCTGCGCCTGGATGATCCCCTGCACGAGATCGCGCACGTCGTCGTTTTCTACGCTCGGCAAAATGCCTCGGGCCATCTCGATGGCCGACTCGTGGTGCGGGATCATCTGCTCCAGGAAGTTGCGCTCGTCCTCGTTCAACCCCCCTGCCGAGTCTGCCTGCGCGACCGGATCGGGTGCCCGCGCATTCAGCAGCGTCTTGGGCGCATTGCCGAACGCCGCGAGGTTCCATGTGTTCTTGACCTTGGTCTTACCTGTCACGCGGTCTACGAAGCCATATTCAAGGGCCTCTGCGGCGGTGAACCATGTTTCGGCCTGCATTGCGGCGCGGATCTCGGCCTCGTCCTTGCCGGTGCGGGTGGTGTAGTCGTTGACAATGGCGCTCTCGATCTTTTCCACCACGTCAGCGGTGTGACGCAGGTCGGATTTGTCTCCATAGGCCAGGGTCTTGGCGTTGTGGATCATGAAAGCCGCGCCTTCGGCCATCTCGATTTCGTCGCAGGCCAGGGCGATGCTGGTTGCAGCTGATGCGCACAGCGCATCGATCTTTGCAACGGTCTTGCCACGGAATGCAGAGATGGCGGCCATGATGGCGCGGCCCTCGAACACATCACCGCCAGGGCTGTTGATGTGGACGTTCAACACCTGGGCGTCGCCAGCCTGATTGATAGCGTCGATCACCGCCAGAGCCGAGACGCCCCAATCAGCGCTGATCATGTCGTACACGTACAGGCTGGCCGTGGTGTCTGCTTTGTTGAGCAGGTTGGTGACCTGTTTTGGATGGTTCGCGTTGTCGCGGAACAGCTGCATGATCTGATTCATGGTGTCGCCCCTTCAGGCATAAAAAAAGCACCCGAAGGTGCTTGTTTGTCTTATCGCTGCTCTACTTGCGGCGCACATATTGGCGGGTTTCTCCAGCATCTCTCCGTTTGGCTGCGTTTGCTCTAACCGTTGCAGAGCGTTTTGCTATTGCTTCTGGCGAGAGTTTTCTACCAGTAATTGCCGCCCGCTGCTTTGCAATCGCCTCTGGCTTTGATTTAAGAGTACCGTTCGCCCTCTTTGTCTCTACCGCACGCGCTGCAGATTCTGCTTTTTCTTCTGGGGTTCTTGAACGCAATGCCTGTGCAACTTTTCCAGCAATCAGAGCGCGCTCATGAGCTGGCTTTCCGCGCTTTGTCAAAGATATTTGACGCTTCACTTCTTCTGGCCTTGCTCGACCACTTAACGCAGCGCTTCTTTTGGCCTTTGTGCTATCAGTTTGCTTCAGCCCAATACAACGCCCTGCTATCTGACACATGTTGTAGCCATTCGGCCCCGCTGCATCGTAGTGGTCTATCCAGAACTGCTCTCGCTCAATTAGCGATTCCAGCCCAACAAACTCAATGACGGTGAACTCGAAGTTGGCATGTCCACTTTTTTGCCATGAACTCTGCAGTTTCTTGCTGTGATGAACCCCGCGATTTAGCGCGCTTCTATGAGATTTCCAGCGGTTGCGAAGACTCGCGGCACTACCGATGTACCTCTTGCCGTTTAGCCTGTTAACAATCGCATAGATGCCGCTTGCGGCTAGAATATGTGGAGCCATGAAGACCTCTAGTACAGGTTGTTGTGGTTAGAGCCCGCATCGCGTTGGTAGCGCTTTGTGGGCTCGCCTATTTTACAGTACTGTTCGCGTTATCGGCAGTTGATTGCACTTGGCGCGGGTCGAAAATAATGTCGCCGCCATCTACCGGCATATATCCTTTTGACTTACGGATTTCATTCACCGTAAGCCACCCCATGCCAGTTCCCGGCCCACCCAAAGCAGCCCTGTTGTATTCGGCCTGCGCCTTGGCGTCTCCCTCGATCAAATCGCCAAGATCGAAACGAACAAACTTTCCCGTATCACGCGGGAAAAGTTTTCTGTTTAGTTCTTGTTCGAGCCTCTTTATATGCAGCCGTAAAGTGTGCATAACAAAATCACGAGCCTGCTGCTCGTAGCCAGCGCCAACCGCCGATGCGCCAGATGTTTCGCCAATGGAGTGCGGCGGCACCCCAAAAGCGCGGGCAATGTCCACCACTTGGAACTTGCGGGCCTCCAGCAATTGCGCATCCTCAGCAGAGAGGCTGATTTCCTGCGCTGCCAGGCCCTCGGTCAGCACCAGTGGCAGGCGGTGGGCATTGGCGCTGCCGGAGTATTTCGACACGAAGGCCGCGCGCAGTTCGGTCTTTTGCGCCTCGGTCATCGGCTTGTCTGTCTTGAGAATGATTGACGGATGGGCGCCGTTGGCGAAGAACTTGCCGCTGTAGTCATCCATCGCCAGGGCGTTGCCGATGGCGTTCTGCGCACCGTAGGCGATCACACTCATGGAGCGCACGCCGTCAAAGCCGTGACCTGGGAAGTGCAGGACTTCAGAGGGTTCTAGCCAGGTCGTGATGCCGAACTCTGGCAGGGTGATGTAGTAGCGGACAGAGCCATCAGGCATGCGCTGCGGTTGCACCGCGCCCCAGGGCAGCGGGAACAGCTCGGCAATGGAACCGTTGGGGCGGCGGCGAATCCAGGTGAACCCGTCGCCGCGCAGTAGTTGCTCGCTGACCTTGTTGTCCCAATGGCTCGTCGCGGTGAACTGGGCGTGCGGTTGCTCGTTGAGCAAGTACCAGAGCGCGTCGCGCGGCAGCTTGGCTTCGGTGTCGTCAGCGATGCGGAGAATGTCCAGGCGCAGCGTGGAGATAGAACCGGCGATCTTCTGGCGACACGCAGCCACAGCCGCCACCCGTTGCGCTGACAGCGCCGTCACGCTCACACCGGCAGACGCAGCGGTAATACCGAAGGCGTCCATGATTTCAGGGCTGTAGGTGGCGTTTTCCGGGCGCACCTCTCCCTGGCCCGACTTGAACAAGCCAGCCAATTTCGAAAAGATGCTCATTAGAGTGCTACAAAGCCTTGTGTGATAACTGCGTTTTCCATGACCTGCGGCATGACGCCTACAGCCATAGCTAGAGCCACCATGCCGTCGATGCGGCCGGTTGCCTTGCCCTTTATGAATTTCCGATTGCCTGCCGGGTCAGTCACCACGGTGGCGTTCTTGGCGCACATCTCCAAAACCGGGTGATTGCCGTGCTTCAGCTTGGATCCGAGCAGCCGGGTTTCCAGCTCGCGCAATGCGGGGNNGGCGCAAGAACTTCATGTTGTATCGGTCGAAAGCCACGGCGCGCACATCGCACCTGTCGAACAGTCCGCGCAGGTATTCGGCGATGTAGTCGTACTCAATCGCGCGGCCTGGCGTCGTCTCCAAGAAGCCCTGCTTCTTCCACAGGTCATACGGCACGCGGTCGGCGCGGCTCTTTTCGCTCAATCCCTCTTCCGGCAGCCAGAACGTGGGAACCACGTCGCCGTCTTCCGATACCGCCACCAGGGCGGTCAAGTCGGTGGTGGACGAAAGGTCCAGGCCGCAATAGATGCTCGCGCCCTCGATGTCGGCTGGAATCGCGCCGTTCTCTTTCCAAATATTCTGCGAAACAAACGGGCTGTTTGCCTCCACGCGCTGGTTCAGCACGAGGTTTGAATACTCCGCTTGCCTACTTGGCATCCGCTTCGCGTCAGCGGCCATCGCCCTGACTTCCTGCTGATTCATGAATACGTCAAATGCCGGATTTGCGGCACGCAGCGCATCGTCTGAAAACGGATCAAGCTCTTTCGGCGCTGTCTGAAACCGAACCACTGTTCTCGGGTCTGAACCAGTCAACCCATCGTCTATGAGCAGCGACAGCAAATCATTGTCGGTCGTCGCCTGCGTTGAAATAACCACGGAAAGCGGGTGCTCCTGCGCAGCCGTGGCCGTCTCCAACGCTTCGTACAGCGGGTCACGCGGGCCGCGCACCTGGCCCAATTCATCGTGCGCCAAAAAGCGCGGGCTCAAGCCAAAAGCCGTAGAGGCATCGGCAGACAGCGCTTTGTACTTCGAACCCATTTCCGGGCAATACAACTCTTTGGCAGAGTCCCGAATCAGCACGTATTCGGCCAATTCCGGGTTCATCCGAACCATCTTCGCGGCCAAATTGAACAGTACCGCAGCCTGTTCGCGTGAACGAGCTGCGCTATAGAGCTGCGAATTAGGCTTGGCTTCTGGACCTACGAGGTACAGAAGCATCAACATTGCCGTTTCGACGGTCTTGGCGTTCTTGCGCCCCCGGCTGATGATCGCTCGGCGCGTGCCGTGCGGGTTGTCAAAGATGGCGCGAAAGTCCTCTTTCATGAACTCCGCCATCTTCAACGGCTGGCCCACAAACTTCCCCTCTGGGATGCGCAGCATGGATTCGCACCATGCAATGTTGCGCTCTGCGCGCGTCAGAACAGCTTTTCTTGCCATCGCACCCGCCAACCCTTGTAAGTGCGCGTCCTTCCCTGCGCGATCTGTGAAACGCCAGCACTGAATTGCTGCGCCGTAGATCCCAATTTCTGCGCCACTATTCCGCGATGGCCACGAATTACGATGCCATCCTTCTCTGCGATGTACATCTTCCCAGCTTCATACTGCGCAGGCTTCCCGTTTGACTTCCTTGCGCTATGCGGCCTGTCTGGCACGCCATCTAATCGCCAACCGCAAGCAGTCACTGACTGATGTCTAACAACCCTAGATCCTCCAGCCAAACTGATTCCTGCATGCGCGCAAAACTCCCCCTGAGTTCCACGGAAAGTTCGTCCGTCTCGGTTCACGAACTCGAACGTCTTTCCCTTGCCGCTTCTGCGTCTCGCCACACCATCATCAATAGCCCATCCAAGCGCAGACGGCTTGCCACTTCCTGGCGTAGCTGCACTAGTCCACACACTACGATTCCCGCCAAACTCTGCCCACATTTCATGCAGCGTAGCTAATCGTTTGTCGCCTGTGTCTAGATTTCTCCAGGGCATGCGCTCCGAGTTGTAGTTCCCGTTATCGGAGCCTTTAAGACCATCTTTCCCGCGCTCGCTTTCCGCGTGACGCCGCCTGGCAATGCCATAGACCACACGGTGATGGCGATCAATACGCCTCTTGTAATCGCCTGTCGGACGATCAGCGCTCTTCATCAGAAAAACGGCAGCCCACAACTTGCCGCCGTGTATCCACGCCAGCAGGATGTGTGCAAATAGGTGATCTTCAGGTGTCAGCCTGATGATGTTTTCAGGCTCATCGCCACCGCCCAAGCAACGCGGCTTGATGTGGTGTTTCTCGAAATATTCAGGCGCTTGCGGTTGCTTCGCCTTGCGGTCGTCAATGAACGCCGCGTAGATTCGCGCATAATTCATGCAGCCCCTTTGGCCTCTCGTACAGGTTGATCGGGTTAGAAAGCCTCGTCGTCTGCCAGGACTTCGGGGCTTTCGCTATTTTACTCTGCATCAACCACTTCCCAAGGCTTGCGCGAACGGCCCATTGCGCTGTGCGCACGGCCCACCGTCTTCGGGTCGGCCGTCGCCTGGCGAGTGATCCGCAGCCGGGTCGCCAGGGACGATGCCGAACGCACTTCACGTTCGCGCATGGAAAGCAGGCGGTCATAGCGCTTTAGGCCATCGTCATCGCGCAGCCATTCGCGGTCGAACGCCTTGATTTCGTCGTCCAGCACCTGTGCCGTTACAACATGCTGGCAATACAAGTCCATCATGTCCCGGTGCGTCTCAGTGAACGCGCTTGCCGGGTTGTCGTTCACCAGCCGCGCCCACACCATTTGCTCGGCATCGCTCAGATGCGGCGATGCGCGCAGCCGGTTTTCAGCCAAAACAGGCCCAAGCTGGGCCGCCACTGCGACGCTCGCAGCGGACTTTCGGCCCCTTTGTGCCATTTATGTCACCTTTTTTCTGGACGTTTAGGAAAGCAACTGTGACAGGGCGGTTTCCAGCCTGAATGCTCCAGACTTTTGATACCCCCCGCCCATTCACCAAACCACGCGTCCGTTTGAGTCGAACTGCGCCCTCTTGGCGTAGCCCATGTCCTCGGCGGTCTTGTCTACGTGGCAGCCCGCCTTTACGCCGTCCTTGACCTCGATGCAGAGCACCTGCAGGTTGCTGTCGTCGTTGGGGTCTAAGCCTTCCTCGGCGTTGTGCAGCGCCTTGATGTGGTCCAGCTCAAAACCTCTGGGGTAGGCGACCAGCTTGCGGCACATTGCGCAGTGCGGGTCTTTGGACCAGATGCGAAGGCGGGCGGCTTGGAGCTTGCGTCCCCTTAGCCGTCCGTCGTTGTTGTCGTAAGCCATGCGATGGATGCCAGCCTGTTGGGGAGGCGAGCTAGGGTCATGTGCCAGCCACCAGCGCACGAAGCGCCTCAGCCGTCTCGGGCAAGTCCGGGTAGCTGCGTTCTTCGCCGTCTTCCACCATGGTGCTGACCTCCACATCCACGCCTGCGGTGTGCTCACCTCCACAGCCTGAGCAGTGGAAGCTCTGGCCCTTGTAGACCAGGCGCTCGCCTTCTAGGTCGAAGTCCATGCTGTGTGGGCAGTCGTACTCTTGGGAGACTTCGCGTGCCATGGTCAGCCTTTGTGTGTTCTGCCCGCCATCGGACTACAGGGCTTGTTCTGGCCCTGCTGGCTGCTGCCGTTGCGCCTCTACTGGTAACGGCTGGGCAGCCGCAGGAGTTCAGCGCCTGGTCATGGCGCTCCCGTCCAGCTTCCGGGGTGGTTGTGGGTTGCGGGCGCTGCTGCTTTTGGAACGGGTCCGACAAGGTTGTTCAGCAGGCCCGCGAACGTGGTTGCCGCGCTGGGATTCGAACCCAGGTAGGAGCATGTATCGGCTGCACGCGCCACACGTCCCTGTTGCTTGCAGCAGGCTTCCGGCCTGCCTTGGCGCATCACCCTTCGGCCACTCGGGCACGCGGCGGAAATGAAAAAGCCCGCAGGGCTGAACCATGCGGGCCTTGTCTTGGAGACAACTTTCCCAAGAATGGCATATTTATACCATGTCCAGCGGTTGACGCAAGCTTTTTGTAAGCTTTCTCATGCATAGACCGCGTCAACGATCAATCCACCGGCAGAGAATCGTTCACCAAGCGCATCCAGGGCGCGAGTGTGCATGGCCTTCCCGTACTTGCGGACCACGGCGCAGGCCTCGCGCACCGACTCCACAGTGACCCCGAAGTGCTTTGCTATCTCGCCCTGAGTCATCCCATCGCGCTGGCGGCTGGTGGCGAACACATGCCAAGCGCAGTACAGGGCGAACTCCTTGCTCTGGCAGCTCAGAACCGGCGCGCAGTACGCAGCCAGCCCGCGCACTCCATCGGCCTTGATGACTTGGTGCCCGTAGATGGCCTGACAGGCGAAGCGCTCGGCCTCATGGGGCAAGTGATTGACCATGCTCACCACCTGGGCCGCCTGGCCCCGCACCTCCAGAGGACTGAGCCCGCCGAAGTTCACCCGCTTTGCCTGCATGGGTTTCACTTCGTCCCAGACGTGGTTTTCTTTCACCAGCTGGTCGATCACGATGGCCGTGGGGCTGACCGTGGCGGGCGGCAGTGAGTGGATCAGGTAGGACACATGCAGGGCGTGGCTTGCGTCTTGGAATACGGGCTCATTCATGTCGGTCCTTTCGGTCAGTTCATCCAAATCGTGTGCAGCGGATGTGCGTTTTTCATAGCCCGCGCCACCATGGGCAGGGCCGATTCGGCCGGTACGACTTTCGCAAGCCGATACAGGCCGCCCTCTTCCCATGTCACCCGGCCCTTATCCTTGAGCTTCTGCAGGGCGTTGCGCACCTGCATCGGCGTCAGGCCAGCTGCCTTCGCGATGTCCTTTGGGGTGATGGCCTCGCCCTCCTTGAACATGGACAGGACCATCTCGTGTTTGTTGTCGCTGGTCATTTCTTCATCTCCTTGAGCTTGGCCTTGTAGGTGTCCCGGATGGCGCGGAGCTGTTCGTGTGTCCACTTGCAGGGCGTGTTGTCAGCCTCCAAAGCTGCCACCCGCTCTTCCCCGATGCGGGCCACGACGCCAGCGCGGAAGGCTGCGTATGTCGTGCCGCCCGGGCGGTTGCAGTTCTTGCGCTGGGCGAAGCAGTTGTCTTCGTTGAAGCGAAGGTGGCCAGCGGCGCCACGGCTGCGAAAGTGCCCAGCGTCCACCGATCCACCGGGCTTCATGGGCTCGAAGGGCTTGCCGCAGCAGATACAGGGCTGGCCTTCGTCGCGGGCGCGGATGTAGGCATTGAATGCCGCCTGCGCTTCGGCGATCAGCTCGGGGATGCGCTTGGCGGCCTCCTTGCGTGTGCGGACCTTCGCCCGCTCTGCCACCTTGTCCTGGCGTACCTTCTTCATGGCGCACGCTGGGCGGCATACAACCTGTCCCATGCGGTCGGGCACAAACAGGCTCTGGCATACCTCGCAGGGCTTGGCCTTGGGATTCTTGCAGTTCAGCATGCGTACGCCCTCCCCGCCGACTTGTAGACCGGCGTCACGCCCGACTGGGCCGCCATGGCTATCAGGAACTCCAGCCACTCACTGAAAACCTTTTTGCCCATGGTGCTGGTGCGCTGCGGGAGCATGATGACCTTGCCATCGAAGGCTGCCATGCGCATCTCACCGTTCCAGCAGGCGGTCAGCACGTCTTTCCAGTCGTCGTCTGTGACCCACTGCATCGCCCCGTTGATGCAAAGCTGCTTCTGTTGGGCGAACCCGGCGAGGTAGGGCCATTGCGCCGCGTTCTGGTCCAGGCTGCGGGTGGGTTCCGAAACAGTTACGCAGTAGCCATCGGGGGCGGTTTCGACTTCCTGCACGGCCAGGCGGCGGGCGGTGGCATGCACCAGCTTGAAGGTGCGCTTATCCATGGCAGACCCAATCACGGTACGCAGCCGATGGGGTGTCGCCGATGCCCAGATAGCGGTTCGGGATGCCCTTGATGCCGCAGTGCCAGATGCCGTAGACCAGCTTGATGTGGGGTTTCACTTCAGCCACTCCTTTGCCGTGAGGCCGACAACTTCCCGACCCAAACCACCCGCGCGGCCACCACATCCGGCGGCGCCTCCCTGTGCTTTGTGCACAGGTGCTCGGGTCCAAAGTACGTCCACGGTTTGCCCAGGTCGCATGGGCACATGCGGTGCTTGGCCATGTCCTTTGCCTGCTTGGGGGACCAGTGGGTACATGTTTGACAGGTCATGCATGTCTCAGCCCCACACCAGTGCCGAAGGCTTGTCGGCCGCCCGCAGGGTGGCTGCGTCCAAGATGGTGAAGTCGTGCCCCTTCCAGCCCATCGTGTCGATGTAGATCACGTTGTCCAGGCTGGTCATCTTCTTGAACGGGGTGTGGCCTACGACCACGGCGCGCACACCCTTCACGCCCGACGAGTCGATGAAATCGCAGCGGGCACGGCTCCACATGGCGGCCTCCGCAGCAACTGCCGCGACATCGCCGCCCATGTTCAGACGTGCGGTGAACTGGCTCCACTCCGGGCTGGGGCAGTCCGCGTGCACGATGCCAATCAGGCCATGCTCGGTTTCGAGCTCGATGGCCACCGGCAGATCGGCGAACGTGTCCACGTATGGCAGGCGCTCTTCCACGGTCTTGCCGATGGCCCAGGCGCCGCCATTCATCGCGAGCATCCCAGCCGGGATCATTCCCATGTGGTACTCCATGGTCATNNCGCACACGGCTTTGAACCATGGTCGGGCGAGCCATTCCAGGCACGATTCGGACTCGGGCCCACGGTCCACCATGTCGCCGACACTGAACAGGCGGTCCTTTGCGGGGTCGAAGCCCACGGCATCCAGCGCCTGCTGCAGCTTGCTGAAATGCCCGTGGATGTCGCCGACGATCAAATCCCGGCCAGCCTGATTGCGCTCAAATCGTTTGACAAACTGCGCCATCACTTTTCCCCTTGTTGATCCAAACCACCCTTGCATCCGCAACCTCCGGTGCAACTGGCTGGTGCCTTCCACAGTTGTGCTGTGGTCCGTAAAAGACGTAGCGCGGGCCCTTGAGGCAGATAGCCATTCGGTTCTTTGCCATCTGTCCTGATTGCTTGGGTGACCAGTGGGTGCATGTTTAACAGGTCATGCATAGCTCCTGCCTCTCTGCACTCGGTGGTTGCGGGCGATCATGTCCACCAGGCGGCGCGCTGCGCCCGATGTCATGGTTTCCTCGTTGAAGTCCTGGCGGCACTCGGACCCGGTGATGCGGTACACCGTCCACCCGAGAGCCTGCAGTCCTTCATCACGGCGTTGGTCTTTAGCCTTGTCCTTGTGGTAATCGCGGCCATCGCACTCAATGGCTACCTTTGCGCGCGGGTTGGCGAAGTCCGCGAAAACACCGTTCACCGGGTACTGCGGATACATCACGACACCGGCCTCCCGAATGTCTGCCCACAGCCATGACTCAATAGGCGTCATGCGGATCATTCCGTTGTCCCATGCGTAGGCGTCAATGGCCCACTCGTTGCTGGCCTCGGCCATGATCCGCGGCGCCACGGCTTCATAGTGCTCACGAATGCGGCGCCAGTCGTTGGATGGCAAGCTGATCATTCGAAGCCTTTCGATGCCGAACCCACACCCTTTTGCGGCGCGGCCCCAGCCCATGAAGTGAAAGACGTGTGCTGCCCGTTGTAGTAGAGGTTCACGTCACCTGTGCGGCCTTGGCGGTTCTTTGCCACGCGCAGCAGGGCGTAGTGACGGAAGTTCTCTCCCAGCTCTGGCTGGGCCTCAATCGGACGGTGGATGAATGCCACAACATCCGCATCCTGCTCAATGGCGCCAGAATCCCGAAGATCCTGCAGACCAGGCACCTGCCCAAGGCGCTCCACGCCGCCGCGGTTTACCTGCGCAAGGCAGATCACAGCCATGTCCAGGTCTTTTGCCAGTCCTTTCAACCCGCGGCTGATTTCCTCGATCTGATATGCCCGCGGCTGCTTTGAGTCCAGGCCGCTCATAAGGCCGATGTAATCCACCACCAGCACATCCAGCCCCTTGCGGCGCTTGAGTGCGCGGGCCTTGCTGCGGACCTGCAGGATGTTGAGGCCGGACTTGTCAGACACAAACCAGCGCAGTCGCTTCGCCTTCTCCACGCCTTCCACAATGCGGTCGTACTCCAGACCTTTATGTGGGCGCTTGATCATGCCGATGGACGCATGACTAAGGATGGCCGCCTGACGGTCGCGCACGTCGCTGTGTGGCATCTCCATGGACAGAAAGCCCACGCTCTGCTCTTGCGCCATGTGCAAGCCGATGGTCATCGCCAGAGCGGTTTTACCCATGGCTGGGCGTGCGCCGATTACCACCAGGTTGCCGCGGCAGATGCCACCGTCGAGGATTTCGTCCAGGTCATGCAGGCCGGTCTGCATCCCCTTCAGTAGCCCCTCCTGGCGTTGATCCAACAGGTCAAGGTGCTTAATCGCCGCGGTGTGTGCGTCCACCCAGTCGTCCAACTGCTCCACATCGTCCAGCTTGGCGACTTCTGCCTGGGCTTGATCAATGCGGTCCTGCACGGGGCCAGTATCAAAAGCCAGCTCGGCCATCTTGTAGCTCAGGCCGTGCAGTTGACGGGCCTTAAACGTGTCGATCAGGGTCTGAACATGCTTGCCGATCCCGCGGGCGGTGTGGTCGTTGTAGCTGTGGACATTGATCAACACATCCGAAGGGACGATGCCATCCAAGGCGTCCAGTAAGGTGATGAGGTCGCAGCCCTTGCCGCCCGCCATCTGGCGGCAGAGTTCTCCGTAAATGGCCCGGTGGTCATCAACTACAAAATGCTCCGGCTTGAGCCGGTCAGCCACATCGTCAAACGACGCTGGAAAGTTGATCAGAATCGAGAGCGTTGCCGCCTCGGTGTGTTCATTGCAAAACTGCTGTGGGGTTGCCAGAATCTCTGGCGAATCGGACTTCATGCGGTCTCCTTGGTTTTTTCGATGACGTGGCGCTTGCCCTTGTCGGTGAGCAAAAAGTCGAGGTCGCAGGTCCAGCCTTCATGCCCGGCAGCCTTCGGGCCGCGGCCCATCAGGAAGTCGTTGTCACGGGCGCGCGTGAAGTAGCCGCGGACCCACTCTGTCGCCTCCGCCGCGGTTTCTGCGCGCTTGCTGCCGTCTGTCTTGCGGGAGGTCAGCACGAATTTCCAAAACGTGGACAAGGCCTTGCGTCGGGCGTCTGTCATCAGCCGTACCCGCGGCATCTCAGGCAGGATTTCGTGGTAAAGGTCGACCAGGGCTTGCGTGTCGCAACGTGGCAAACGGTCGGCGCTGCCGACAGAACCGTTAGGTTCTTTATCTGTATCTGTATCTGTATCTGGGGGCGTTGCTGCAACGTTGCATGACGTTGCAATGACGTTTTCAGTAGCCTTCTTTGCCTCGCGGTGCCTGCGGCTGCGTTCTGTGCTGCTATCAGAATTGAACTGACGCTTGTCCCAGTTCAGCAAATTCCAGGCGTCATCAATGAAGCCTTTGCGCATGAACAGCGCCTTGGTTTCTGCCAATTCTTCGTTGCTTATGCGCATTGCGCACTGCAATTCATCGTCCTGCAACGTTGCAAGAACGTCGCTGCAACGGAGGCACAACAGCATCGTCAGGCGGCGCTGCATTGCCTCTGGCATGCTCTGCACCTTGGGGTCCGTTGCAAACTCCGCGTACATGCGGAACCATGGGTTCGCCATCAGTGGCTCGCTTCCCAGGCTGCGAACTTGGCGCCTTGGCGGGCCAGGGTCTGAGCCTTCATTTCTTCCATGGCCTTGCGTGCGCCGTCACGGTCGCCAAGTGCCATGCAGATTTCCACGTCCACACCGGCAACCTTTGCGGCCAGGTCGCGGCGCTTGTCGATAAGCTGGGCGAGTTCGTTGTCGGATGGGCCTGTGGCTACCGGCTCACCAGTGCGGAAGTGCGGTGGTTGCGACAGGGGCTTGTTGCGGGGCCAGAGACTCATGCGACCGCCCGAATGCCGCCACGGGCCTTGAGGTGTTCCATGGCACGCATGGCGCGCTCCATCGTCTGGGCGGCAGAGTTCATGACCTCCACCAGCTTCACGGCCTCGTCCTCAGGCGCCTTACGGTCTGGGCGGGCGTGCAGCGTTTCGTCACAGGCGTGATACAGCGGGTCGTAGCACTCGCAATAGGCCATCAGGCGCATCACTTGGCCAAACGACAGCTTCTGCGTGCCTGTGGGGCTGCAGCAGTCCTTCAAACGGGCATAGGCACTCTCGGGCTTCATGTCTGGGAACATGTGCGCGGCAACCAGCTTGAATGGCTTGCCACTGTTGCCAATGGCCGTCGCGATTGCGTCAAACTCATCGTCATAAAACAACTTCATGAGCGGCTCCGTAAGTCTTAGGGGGAATAAGGGGTGACGGTTTCAGGCGCAAAAAAGACCATCTGGGTCATGCAAAACAAAACACAGATGGAAGTTCATGGCTCAGGCCGCTTGGGTGGGCTTGGCGCGGCGCAGAGAGCGCAGAAACAGGGATGGGTGTTGAACCTTCACGGCGGGCGGAATACCCCGCTTCACCCAGTTCTGCACACGCTGCACACCGCCCTGGTCATAGCCAAGACGTTTAGCCAGCTTGGCTGGGCCACCAAGTTCTTTGATCAGTTCTGCGTCAGTCATGGCGATATTAAACGCCATGTTTAGTCAAATGTCAAACGAAACGTGTAGCAACATCTTGTTTAGCTACCCAACAATCCAGCCCATGAACGAAAAGACTAGGCATGTGACGATGGCGCGCCTGTTGGCTGCTGCTGCTGACAAGGGAGTGATTGGTCCATCCGCCCTGGCGAAGCGGCTTAATGAGTCAGACCAGGTCGTGACCAACTGGAGTCGGCGCGGAGTTTCCCGCGCTGGTGCACTCAAGGCGGAGCAGATGCTTGGAATCCCTTCCCTTTGGGTTCTCACGGGAGAAGGCAAATCCCGACATCAAGAACCAGAGCAATCAGAGTCAGTAAGCACACATAGTTCTTTACCACTTGGTGTAAACGTCATACCCTCCGCACATTCGTTACAAAACGAAATCAATGATGTGGTGATCCGGCAGTTTGAGACCGGAGGATCGATGGGGAGAGGGATCGTCTTGGCAGAGCAACCAGGTGTAATCAAAGAATGGCGCGTATCAGAACGCTGGGCGCAAGAGAACGTGCATCGCATCACTTCGGTGAAGAACCTTGCAATCGTCACGGGCTTTGGGCCATCCATGCAGCCCCTGTTCAATCCAGGCGACCCACTGCTGGTGGACAGGGGGATCACTCGGGCGGATGTGGATGGGATTTACTTCTTTCGCGTGGGTGAAGAGGGCTTCGTTAAGCAGCTCCAGCGCATCCCAACGGCGCACGGCCTTATCATCCGCGCCAAGAGCTACAACACGCTGTATGACCCTTTTGACATCAGCGAGGGGATGGACTTTGAGGTTTTTGCCCGCGTGGTGAAAGTCTGGCGCGGCGAAGAGTTTTAGTGTTTTTTGGAGGAACGGAATGTTGAAACGAGTAGCAATCGCGCTGCCTGTCATGGCGGCTTTTTTGGTTGGCTGCGGCACAACCTCTTCATCGAAGCCAGCGCCAGCGTCTAGTGCGGCAACGGAGGCATACACCGGGCCGGTGTGCTTGATGGAGGCTCCGCTGTCGCCCGATGTGAAGCACCGGGTTATCGGAGATGTTGAGGCCAGCAAGCAGTGGTATGGGCATCAGTCAGAACTGGTGCCACACCTTGCCGACGAAGCCCGCAAGCTGGGGGCTAATGCCGTGGTGAAGATCAAGTTGTCGCAACAGATAGGCCTTTGGGCCTGGGCGCGTCCGGTGGGGTCTGGCGAGGCCATCCAGATCGATGACTTCAAAGCCTTCAACTGCAAGGATGCGGGCGGCCTCATGCGCTAGGCGCCACGGCTCCAAGCAAACCACCTTCGGGTGGTTTTTTTTCGTCCGCACTAAACAAAACGTTTGACAACGGATTAAACGTGGTGTTTAATTCACCCATCGCAGCAAAACGCAGCGGTCGGGTGAAGCGGCATCGAACGATCACCGGCAGGTCTTTAACAACTGAGGGTGATGTGATGGGCGGCGGCGTGGAAGCCAGCTCCTTTGATGCTGGAAACAGCGGAGGACGAGACACGCTTGGTGCAGCACGCGAGTGCAACAAAGTCACGAGGAACCGGCGCGGGACACCGTGAGCTGTCCGGAGCAGGAGTAGCGCCCTGCCCGCCCTTCACATCACCTTCACACATAGAGACCGAGCAATAGCCGCCCGCAGTGATCAACAGCGCGTGGCGCGGGAAACCGTCTCCAGTCCCCGAAGTGGGTAAACGGAGTAAGCGAAGGCGCCGCGAGGTGCCGACGACGCGGCAGAGCACACCGCGTGAGACCAACGAGCTGCCCCTACCGGTGCGGGCGATAGCACCTCAACCACCAGGCAGCCAAGCGCTGCGAAGGAGAACACATGCAACCCACCTGAGCCGGATGACCCGGCCACACAGCAACAGCACGCGAAAGCCGCGCGACAGACGGCATGGGATTCAAGTTGGCCGATGGCTGCGGGAGCGCCCACCCCGTGATAGCCAGGAGACGCCGCCACAAAGTACACGCAGCCTCAGATCGGAGCTAGCAAGCTGGACTAAAGCGACCCATCCGCATTGCGGCGCGGTGGACGGCGCCAGCGGCATACATCGGGCTTAAACGCGGGTGCAATACCGCCGGATTGCGTAACCGGCAGCCCTGCTAACGCGGGGCAAAAACAAAGGCGCTTCACGGAGGCGCTTTTGTTTTTCAACAGGAGAACGACATGGGAATTTCAATGAGCGTCAAGCTGCTTTTCGGCGTGCCATACGAAGAGTTAGCAGAGCTGGAAAACATTGACGAAATGCTTGACGACGGCGAGCTGGACTATGCATCCCCCTACTACGACAGCGACCGATCGGACTGGGTTGTCGGCGTGGAGTTGTCCCGCGAATACCCTGGGGAGGCGGAGGTGGTCGACGCCATCCGAAAAGCGCGCACGGAATTCGAAAAGCTGACGGGGTGCCCTGTTGGCAGGCTCATCACATCGCCAGATATCACGTAACCACCGTCCCGGCCAAGCGCCGGGGCCACCCTCTCCCTCCCCTCCTGCCATGCGCAGGGGTTTGCCCACTTAGGTGGGCTTTTTCTTTTCTGGAGCAACCATGGCTTTGACATTCGTAAACGTGAATGGCGATGTGCTGCCTGACCCGGTGGCGCTCAAGAAGGAGCAAAAGACAGCTCCAAAGCCAAAGCCGGAGGAAAAGAGCTTTCACAAAGGTTGGCGGGTGATGGGCATACCTCCTGGCGCGCTGGCAGAAGCAAGGGATGCGCATAAGCGCCTGCAGGACATGGCAGCAAAAGCTGGCGGGCGCGAGATCAAGCCATTCGATGAACAGAACTGGATACAGAACCATCGCGGCAAGGCGGTGCGCAGCAAGCCGTATGAGATTGAAAGCAGCGCAGTCGAATGCGCAGCACTTGCCGAGAAAGTTGGGTGGCTGCGGGTTCGTATTGAAGAAATCAAGCGCGATCTGCGCAAAGGAGTTGCAAATGGCCTTTGAAATCGACATGGCGTACTGCGCCGCCGAAGAAGACCGCCGATCCAAGCGCGACGAGCTGATGCAGATTGAAGAAGCACGGCTTGCTGCGGTTGCCGTCTTTGAAGCACGGCTCGGCAAGTACGACCGCCTGCTAGACGGCCTGAGCTACCGGGACCACGACGAGCAGGTAATTGCTGCACTGATGGACGGTTGCGCCGCAGGAGTGCAGTCGTGCATTGCTGTGGTCAAAGCACTGGCAGACAAGCATGGTTATCACACAGCGGAGGTAGACGAATGAACCGCGCCCCTTCCTATCTTGACGACAACACCAGCACCTTTGCCCGCACCTGCCCAGGCTTCGGGAAGACGCAGGCGCAAATGGCCCTTGCCATTGAGGTGTACCGCACACCGCTACACAAGCGCGTGCTGTGGGCCTTCTGCCGCACTGGCTGGCTGCTCATTCCCGCAGCGCTGGCAGTGCTGGTTTTCACCGGCTGCACAAGCGATGTGGACACGTATGCAGCGGTGCAGGCTGATTTGGCTGATGCGATTCATCAGGCGGCGAAGGAGGCGGGGAAGTGAAGCGCCTGAAAGAGTTCCGGGCGCTGTACCGGATTTACCGCCAGTGCCACAAACCCATTGCAGCCGCTCGGTATGCGTGTGTTGTGTCGGGCGGGTGATTCACCACTACTGAAAGAACACCATGAGCAAGACGCACTACAAGCGCCTGATGAACCCCGACTACATCGGCGCCTATTCGCTCAACGAAGGCGAAGACCTGACTGTTGTTATCGCCCATGTTGCGCGTGAAGTCATCACCGGGACGGGCGGCAAGAAAGAGGAATGCACTGTGGCGCACCTCAAGAACCAGAAGCCGATGATCCTCAACAGCACGAACCAGAAGAGCATTGCGAAGCTCTACGGGCCGTATATCGAGGACTGGGCAGGCAAGCCCATCACCCTGTTTGCCAGCACAACGAAGCTCGCGGGCGACACCGTGGAGTGCCTGCGCATCCGTCCGACCGTGGCAAAGCGCACGCTGCCCAAGATCACCGATGAACGACTCAAGGCGGCGGTGGACAAGATCAAGGCCGGGGAATACACGGCAGAGAAGTTGCGCAGCAACTTCGCCCTGACGCAAGAACAGGATGAATGGCTAACGCAAGAGCTACAAGTAGCGGCGGCTGGCGTGGCAGAGGATGCGCCCGCATGAAGCCATTCAAGTTCCGCGCATCCAGCTTAGGCCGGATCATGACGGATGCTCAGTCCATCGACCCGGCTTTGCTCACAGATGACCTGGCGGCCATTGCGCGCAAGACCAAGAAGACCGACGAGGAAAAGGCCATGCTGGCGCCACTGAAAGAGCAATCCCTTTCGGCCGGGGCCAAGACCTACCTTGACCAGCTTGCAAAGGAATTCGTCTACGGCTACGAGCAGACGTTCTCCAGCAAGTTCACCGAAAAGGGGCAGATGGTCGAGCAAGACTCCATCGACCTATACAACTCGGTGTTCTTTTCCTCAGTCGAGAAGAACGCCGAGCGCCGGGACAACGAATGGATTACTGGAGAGTGCGACATCGTGCAGCCGAACCGGATCACGGACATTAAGTCCGCGTGGTCGCTGGCGACGTTCCCGGCAACTGCCGCGCAGGCCCATGACAACGACTATGAATGGCAGGGCCGCGCGTACATGTGGCTGTGGGACAAGCCCGAGTTTGAAGTGGCATGGTGCCTTGTGGATACCCCGCCCGACCTGATCGGCTATGAGGATGAATCGCTGCACTACGTGTCGCACATCAACCCAGCCTTGCGCGTGACCCGCGTGCTCTATCAGCGGGACATGGCCGCAGAGGAGCGCATCAAGATCAAGGTGCAGGCAGCGAACGCCTACATCGAAAAGACCATCCGCGAAATCGTGGAGCAGCACCCCGTTTAACCAACACCCGCCGGGCTGGCTGGCGGGACTTTAGAAAGGCCAACCATGGCACGCAAATACGAAGTAACCGCAGTCACAGGCAAGTACACCGATAGCAACGGGCAAGAGAAGAGCCGCTATCAAACGCTGGGCTCTGTGGTCGAAACGAAGAAAGGACTGATGCTCAAGCTGGAGGCGGTGCCTATCGGCTGGGACGGCTGGGCCTATCTCAACGACCCGAAGCCGCGCGACGGGCAACAGACACCGCAGCCGCAGCGCTCTGCGCCACAGGGCGGCGGGTTCGATGACGACATGCCGCCCTTCTGACCCACCCAGCAACCCCAACCCCAAAGCCTGCCCAGTGCGGGCTTTTTCATGGAGTCCCCATGACCACACCAAAGAAACCCGCAGGCTTCGCCCTGTCCAATCCAGTCCCCCTTACAAAGTGGGAGGCCCAGCGCGCAAAGGAACGAATCGACTTGTCCGACCACCAGACCATCCCCATCCTGAACAGCACGATGGGCGGGCGGTACGAGGGCAAGGAGCTGCACTACAGGGGGCGGAAGTGAACCGCCAGATGCGCCGACTTGCCGCAAAGGGCAAACAACCCGAGTGGATGAAGTTCGTCACCGACCTTCCAGAGTCCCCGGTAAACGTGGCCATGCGCAACGCCACCAAGCTCACCAAGCCGGAGATTGAGCACTACATCGTGCCCAGCCGCCGGGCGGTGGAGGCGTTTCGAGTTGGCAAGGGCACTTTCAAGGACTGGCTGCGCCTGTGCACCCTGGTGAACGTGGGCATGGCCATCGAGGACGGTGGCGTGGTCAAAGGCCTGAGATCCGATCTGAAAGCGGCACTGGATGCCCTGGAAGAAATCGGCACGCGCCAGGACAGCCCGAAAGGCTGGAAGTCGGGCGCGCTGCGCGCCACTGAGCTGGATGCCATACGCATGCTGGTAGTCGCCCACGAATTCCAGCTGCGCCAGGTGTCCTACGGAGAGCACCAGGAGGCGTACCGCTTGGCCACGGCGCGCGTGAAGTGCGACGGTGGCGAAGTCATCAACCTGAAAAACATCCAGACGATTGAGCAGATCGCCTGAGCAGCACCCCACCCCACAGAGCCCGCCACCCAGCGGGCTCGCTTGTTTCTGGAGCCTGAATTGATCGCAGCACTCTACGTTGAGAAAGACGGCGCCTACTTTGGCTTGCCGGATGTTGATCCGTGGGATGAAGCCCGCGACGCTCGCAAGTACGCTGGGCCCTGGCCAATTGTTGCTCACCCGCCATGCCAGCGCTGGGGCGCAATGGCTGCAGTCAACTTTGCACGTTGGGGCGGCGAACACAACCGACCGGGCAATGACCTTGGGTGTTTCCGATCCGCTCTCCGTTGCGTTCAGCAGTTCGGCGGGGTGCTTGAGCACCCGGCAAAAAGCAGAGCGTTTGAGTTTCACGGACTGACCAAGCCGCATGGCACAGGGTGGCACCGTTGCGTCACCGGCGGATGGGTCTGTGAGGTCTGGCAATCCGCCTATGGGCATAGGGCCAACAAAGCAACATGGCTCTACTACTTCGGCGATGAACGACCTATAGATCTCCGCTGGGAGCGCCCAAAAGGAACACACCAAGTTGGGTTCCATGACCAACGCGGAAAGGCGCGCAACAAGCCCACGCTTTCGCGCAGAGAAGCCGCCGCAACACCTCCCGCGTTCCGAGAAGTGCTTATTTCCATCGCAAATCTTGCGCGCAAGTAAACGCGCTGCACCCCAAGGAGGCCACAAACCAATGAGCTACGACATATCTCTGCGTGACCCCGTAACCGGCCAAACGCTGCAGCTGGACGCTCCACACCACATGCGCGGCGGCACCTACCAGGTGGGCGGAACCACCGAGGCGCATCTGAACGTGACGTGGAACTTCGCCCGTCACTACTACCGCGTGTTTCCTACACGGCCAGCAGTACCCGGCAAGGACGACAACTACCACACTGCAGATGGCCTGGTGGGCGGCATCCGATCCATCTACGGCCTGACGGGCGCGCAATCCATCCCCGTGCTGCAGAGCGCCATAGATCAGCTTGGCGACGACACACACCCCGACTACTGGGAGCCTACGGAGGGCAATGCAAAACGCGCGCTGGTGCAGCTGCAGGCACTCGCACAAATGCGGCCCGATGGCGTGTGGGCTGGCGATTAAATCGCTACTTAATTCATAGCATTCGGCGCAATAACCACATGCGCCGCGACCTGATTTCACCCCAAGGAGGCCGTATGGCTGAGAACACGAATACTGAGCGCGACTACCCGCAACTGCCAGATTTTGATGCTGTGGAGCAGCACATTTACGGAGCATGTCGGAGATATATCGACCGTGACATGCTGGCGCCAATCCACAACCTAATCCGTGACGCGATTGATGCAGACCGCAAAGCCCGCGCATCCCTGTCACTGCCTGCTGCTGGCGATGAGCTGCTGCGCCAGATTGTGCAAGCGTCCGATGACGGCGATTCAGACACCCACTTATCCAAACACTTTTACGACCGCATCATGTCTCATATCCAAACCCCATCAGCTCGCCCAGTCACCCCGCTCCAGTGTCCAAAGTGCAGCGCCTTGTGGCTCCACTGGCCCGCAGAGCAAACAGGCTTCGGGAAAGACACACTGAACTGCCGGAGCGAGAAGCACTGCGATTACTGTGAGAAAGCAGGCGTTGAACAATTGCAAAGGCTTGAACGAGTTCCGGCAACACTTCACGCTCCAAGCGCCTCCATGGCACTGCCTGCTGCGGGACAAGAGCCGGTGGCGGATGCCGCGCTACAGAACTTTGAAAGCCCGCGCGCAAAGATTCTGATGCGCGCATGGCAAGAGGGATGGGAGGCATGCCGCGACTCCGAGTATGTAGGCGAGGACGCTCAGAACGACGCCTTCAACCAAAGCGGCACCGTGAACCACTGCGTTGCAGAGGACATTCTCTACGCCGCCCCACAGCCTGCAGTAGCAGCGTGGGCGGTGGATGCAGACCCGCTGCAGGGTGCCGCAAACTGGCTGAACGAGGTGCTGGTGAACTGCAACGTGCGAGATATTCAGCACCACCTGTTCATCGGCTACAACCGCGCCAAGCGTCTGCATGACGCCGCCCTGGCCGCCCAGCGGGGAGGTGCAGCATGAGCAAACACGATTGCGTCGAGCGCGTGAATGCACTCCTGAAAGAGCACAACACCGCGTTGATGGGCGTCATCACGTTTGGGGATGGCCCGGAACGAATCGCTCTTGCGACCGTGAAAGCGGACGACAAATTGCGAAAGAAGCCCGCTCTCTTTTTTGCCACCTACTGCCCCATGTGCGGGGTCAGGCTCGAAGCAGACCGCGCCACCCACCAAGAGGACGACAAATGACCACACCAGAACTGCTTTCAATGATGCGCCTGCTGTCAGCAATTGAGAGCGCAATCCTGATGACAGGGAAGCCACTACCAGACCACCTTTGTGAACAGGTGGAAAGGCATGTGGCGATTCTGGAGCGCGAGATTTTGCAAAGGACTACACAATGACCGACACCAAAACGCCGAGCCCGAGCGATGCGCTACCGTGCCCGTTTTGCGGACATTCTGGCCCTCTTGAGTTTCAAGATGGATCAACGCACCGATGGGGTGTTGCCTACTGTGCAAACTGCGGTGCATCTTCTGGCGAAACCCGCAGAGACTACCCAGACACTGGTGCTTGGCATCTAGACGCTGTAGCGCAGTGGAATACGCGCGCGCAGCCTGCGCCAGTACGGGAGCCGTTGACCGATGTACAGGTGAAAGAAGTCTTGTCCGAAGCAGGTTACACCTTTGCTTCTGCGAGGCATCAAGCAGACTTCATCAATGGTTTGCGGTATGCGGAAGCAGTACACGGCATCACCAAAGGAGGCCAGCATGGCGCTGAGTGACAAGCTGATCGACGCGGAAGCGTTCGCCCGATGGGGCGACATGAAGGGCGCCCCGCTGGCGATGTGCCGTGGATTCGCACGCGCCATTGAGGCCGAGGCACGGCGGGATGCGCTGGAAGAAGCGGCGAAGGTGTGCGAGAGCATCGCCCGCGATGACTACGGCCTCACCAAATGGCATGAGTATGGAGAATGCGCCGCCGCCATCCGCAAACTCAAGGAGGATGTCCAATGAGCAAACATGCAGAACTGATTGAGCGGCTGCGCAAGCAATGTGCGAACACAAATGGCCGGTCAATTGAACAAGTCTTGGACGACTTTATCGGCAACATGGACGAAGCAGCCGACGCCCTAGAAGCCCAGGCGCGAGAGATTGAGGGGATGCAAGCGCAGTTGGCCGCTACCGCAAAGAGCGCTTTCGAAGCCATGCCGCACGATATCCCAAGGCGTATGAAGCGCAAGATTTGCGTTGAAACAGGCTGGTCTATGAGCATGGTAAGCCGTGCTTACATCGAGCTGAGAGCGGCATGAGGTTGCCCCTGAATTTCGGAGCGCTTAGCCCGGGTTTCATGCGGCGTTCTTGCGCTGA